TATTCAAAATATGTCTTATTCAAGTTTTACCGATAGAATTGTGTCGTATAGTGTAGGATTAGAAATAAAGAAGAAAACTAAAAATCAACCCACGAATAATAATGATAACATCATAATAGAATCCTCTTCAACAAATACAAATAATAATGATAAAGAAATTCGAGATAAAATATGGATGGCAGTGCCCATTAAATTAAAAACTAATTTACAAGATAATCCTCAGTGGATGAATGATTTTATGAATAGTTGCGTAAATTTAAGAACAAGTGGTAAACCATGCGAACTGATAGCTCCAAGAGAATTAATTGTTCCTCCAACCTTATTATCTAATGGTAAATATGATTTTGGAATTAAAATATACAATGATATATTTAATAAATTAGATAAATCTACCCAAAAAACATATTTAACTTTATTTGTTGAAACAAATGGAATAAAAAATTATAAAACATTGATAGAAACCATGAACCGTTTAATTGAAACAGAGGTTGGTTTTGAGAGAGGGTTTTTTTAGATAAATATAATAAAATAAAATAATAATAATATAATAATATAACTATGATATTAGACTGTATATCTTTTCATATATTTATAATAAGTTTTTCAATTGGTTTATTTTTTGCGTATATTTTAGGTCCAGAAAAAAAAACTATTTATATTTATCCTAGTCCAGACACCGTGAATACCGTGTTATTTAAAGATAGAGCAAATAATTGTTTTTCATTTGAAGAAGAAATAGTGGAATGTCCAAGTAATGAAAATGAAATATCTGTTATTCCAATACAATAGAAACTTGTTTATATATTTAAAACCTTATATTATATATTTAAAAACCTTATATAATATAATGGGAATACATCTTGGGAAATTTATCCATACAAAAACGGGAAAAATTGTAATGTCCATGTTATTAGGATTCGGGTTAGCCTCTCTATTTAGAGTAGTATGTAAAAACAAAGAATGTATGATATTTAGTGCGCCTCCTTTAGACACAATACAAGATAACATATATAAAACAACTAATGGTAAATGTGTAAAATATAATAAGGTAGGAACCAAATGTGATTCAACTAAAAAAATAATTAATTTTGCGTAATTATTATAATCAATCAATATTTATAATAATTATGAGTGATTTAAGAGAAACGTCGACTAATATTATGGATTTACCAACTGACCCAGAAGGAAATAAAGGATTAAATTTAGATCAATCTACGATTAGTCAAATTGTGAGTGGATTACAACAAGCAACTCTTGCTGGAGCTACTCAATTACCATCAAGAGATATACCAATGACAACTTCTGGACATAATACAGATCCTCAAATTCAACCGAATTATGTTCCAAGTCCGCCTCCGAATGCGGATTATATAAAAAACGTGGATCAAACGGCTGATATGATAAATGAATACAATAAAAAAACACAATCAAGCGATTCACTAGATGATCTTTATAATGAAATACAAACTCCCATTTTATTGGCAATTATTTATTTTTTATTTCAACTTCCATTTGTTCGAAAAAATTTATTTAAATATCTTCCACTATTATTTTCAACGGACGGAAATTTAAATATAAATGGGTTTTTATTTACAAGTGTATTGTATGGGTTAATCTATTATATATTAAACAAAATTATGGTGAGATTTAGTGCTTTTTGAAATAGTTTTTGAAATAGGTTTTTAAATAGACTTAAAGAGTTAACTATGTATAAATTAACAAAATGTTTGAATTTATAAATATAATTAAATCTAATTATGCAAACGTAACTAAAATGACTATATATAATTCGTTTAAAACTGGAAATCCTATGTATGATGCGATTATTTCAACTATTTGTATTAGTATATTTGGATATGGATGTAATTATATGTATGAACACTTTATAGATAAAATGCTCTATAATATGAGTATAGATGATATTAAATCTTTATTTTATAAAAAAAATACCATTATTATTGAAGGTAAAAGAAGTTCAGTAATATCTGCCTATACGTTGTCTCATAATATATCAACGCTTTACAGTGAAAGATTCAAAGCTATATTAAATTACATTATAAATAATATGGATAGAATAGATACTATATATAAAATTAAAGAAGCTCATAGTAATTTCCAATCATCTTCAAGTGATAAAGACGATAAACGACAAATATACGATATATTTATGGTTAATCAGAGTTCTTCTTTTGAAATAGACGAACATATTTATGTAAATACAATAATAGAACTAGAAGAATCAAAAGAAGATAAAGAAAAACCTCATGCGAAAACAGATAAAATAACTATTAATATTTATTCTTATGTATATTCGTTACATTATTTAAAGACTTATGTTGATAAGATAACACATGATTATTTGTTATCTATTAAAGACTACCGAAATAATAAACAATTTATATATTCGCTGGATAAAGTAATTTATACTGACTCTGAATCAATATTAGATTGTTGGAGAGAAGATATATTTGAAAGTTCAAGAACCTTTAATAATATGTTTTTCGATGGAAAAGACGAATTATTAACAAAACTTGATTTTTTTCTACAAAATCGCAAATGGTATTTTGAAAAAGGAATTCCTTATTCGCTTGGAATTGGATTACATGGTCCGCCAGGTACTGGGAAAACATCTTTAATTAAAGCTATTGCGAATTATACAAAACGTCATATTATAGTAATATCTCTCAAATTGATTAAAACAAAAAAACAATTGGAACAATTCTTCTTTGAAAATAGATATCATTCTAACAATTTGAGAGAAAGTATTCCCTTTGATAAAAAAATAATAGTATTTGAAGATATTGATTGTATTTTAGATATTATTTCGAATAGAAACCCCAAACCATCTACAACTCCAAATTCAACTCCAAATACATCTACAGATATATTAAGTGAAGTATTACATACTATATGTGACAATAAAATGGCTATCAAGGATGATTTAATAACGATGGACGATATTCTTAATTTGTTTGATGGTATTAGAGAAACTCCTGGAAGAATTATATTTGTAACATCAAATCATTATAAAAAATTAGATCCTGCCTTAGTTAGACCAGGTAGAATTGATATTACAAAAGAAATGGGAAATTCAAGTTATAATAATATATCTCAAATATATTTTCATTTATTTCAAAAAAAAATAGACCCAAGTGTATTAAATAACATTAAAGAGTTATTTTATTCTCCAGCAGAATTAATGAATATTTATATTTCTCATACAACAGAAGAAGATTTTATAAATAGATTATTACAACATAGTAAAGTTTAAATGTGTATAAAGTCAAAATAATTTGTCAATACTGTATAGTAAATAATGCTTCATGAATATGTCATTAAATTAATGGATAATTTACCAGATAATATTACAAAAGTAAAAGAACCAATGATCATAGATTTAGTATTAGATGGCGGAATGTTTAATGGAAGCTATTTAATTGGAGCATTGTATTTTTTAAAAGAAATGGAAAATAAAAAATATATTAAAATCAATCGAATATCTGGATGTAGTATTGGATCTGTAGCAGCTTTTTTATACTATATTGATGGATTAGACTTAATATCAATATTGTATGAAACAATTAATGTTAATTTTAAAAAAACACATAATTTACATAGTATAAAAAAACTTAAACAATATTTGGATAAAAGTATTCCTCCAAATATATGTGAATTGGTAAATAATAAATTATATATTTCATACAATAATATAAAAAAAGGAACTAAAATAATAAAATCAACTTATAAAAATACAGATGACATAATAAATACAATTATTAAATCATGTTATATTCCATTTTTAATTGATGGAAATATATTGTATGAAAACAAATATATTGATGGAATTAATCCATATATTTTTAAAGTAGAATCAACTACAAAAATATTATATTTAGATTTATTTGGATTTGATAAAATAGGAAACTTATTAAATGTAAAAAATGAAAAAACAAACTTTCATCGAATTCTTTCTGGATTATTGGATATACATTTATTTTTTATAAAACAAAGTAATACTCAATTATGCAGCTATGTAAATGAATGGTCAATAATAAATAATGGGTTTTATTATTTCAAACATATCATAGAGAGAATTTGTATTTATATGATTTATGTAATAATGGCAATACCAAATAATATTAGTGATACAATTTTAGGTAAAATATCTAGAAAAATTTTCCAAGATATTTTTATAATATTATTAGAACATTATTGTTTATAGATTATAGATTTATAGGTAGATTATATATTTATAGGTAGATGCGTATTTATAAATATAAATATATATGCGATAACTATATATATTTATGGATGCAATTGATATAACTAATGCTGATTTTTTTTTAGGGAATACACCTACAAATTTAAATATACCTGAAAATATACTTGAAACCTTAAATATACCTATGTATGTTTGGATTGGATTATTCATTATAATTTGTATTGTATTAGGATTTATATATAATAATAATATGAAAAAAAATAAAGTTACCTTTCAAGATAATTTAGATAATTGTTATGGAGACACCTGTCCAAGATAATACTTTATGTATGTCGTCTAGTTTTGTTACCACCATACATTCCAAATACTTTATATTTTTTAGTCATTTTTCTTTTTTTAGGATTTTCTTTTCTTTTATCTTTTATTTTATCTTTTGTAAGTGTATTTTTAATAAATTTATCAGGTTTATTTAATGTATCAGGTTTATAGTTTAAAAACCATTCATCAAATTCTTTTGTATTTTGAGATGTTTTTAATTTTTTATATATATTAGCCCTTGCGGCTCTCATTTCTTCAATTGATTCTTGATGTCCATAACAGGTAATACTAAATCGTTTTAACAATCCTTTTTGTTCTAATCTGTTTTTTTGTTGAACATCAAATAGAAATTTAGACATACACAATATTCTATCTAAAAATTGGTTATAATAAGGTTTGTCCGCATATAAAAAAGCTAAATAAAAACTTAACATTGTATCAACGGTAGCAATTTTAACTTTTTGTCCAGATATGTTTAATACATTGTAACTATGACAGGCTATTGGTTTATAAATAAAAGCAATAGTATCTTTACCTACCACAATTTCATAATGTAGAGGGATTAGTTCGCCGATAGGTTCTCTCTTAATAATTTTTACATTTTTAAGTCCAATGTCATATAATCGTTCTTGAACAATTTCAGCAGTTACCTCGGGTTCGTTAGATAGCACATCAAAATCAGCAATTTTGTCTAATTTATATCTTAGATGTTTTGGCATGTACTGAGAATATAATGAAATAGCATATCCGCCAAAAAAAACGACCCCTTGATTAATAAAGGTGTTTCTAACCGTATCATATATTTCATCTTCTTTATCTTTATTATCAAAGGTATGATTATTGTTCATTTTTCGTTGAAACTCAATTTTATTACAATTTATATCCGTAATTGGATAATGTTTATTTAAAAGTATTAAACGTTTTAATACTTTTTCCCATCTGCTTGTGTCGCCAACTGGTCTAGATAATTCCAAATACATTGACATTCGTAAGTAATTTGGCGGAGTATATAATATTCCACCAATTCGAATTGCGTCTTTTTTAAGTGAATTGAAAATACCCGCAGGTAATAAGGTGATATCTGCAACTGGAATATAATTAACAAATACCTTAAAT